ATCAAGATTTCAAGAACTTTAAATTTCTTGGAAGACCTACAGACGTTACACCGGAGCTTCCCCCTGGGGAAGACGAGGATGAGAGCAACCAGTGGGGGATGGGCAGAATGGCTTCTGCTTGTCTCACTACTAGGGGCACCCTAAGCACTACGTCGATTGTTATGTTGATGTTTTTAACTTTAATTTTAGGAGCAGTTGGAACTGAGTCACCACTGAGAGGTACCGAATTCCGGTATCAAAATGACACAGTCTCCAAGACAATCACAACCACCCCTCAAGGTGTGGTGCGGGATGGCTTTGATGGTAACTTCACGGTTACTGTTCCGGTCTTATCCCCCACCAAATTTGGGAACATGCCAGACACTAAGGCAGCAACGACCTTAGGACATGCCTTGCCCCCAATCACAAAAGGTATTGAGGAACCTTTACCCCCTTTCATTGAGGAAATTGGGGGCCTTAAAACAACGGAGACGCCTTCACCTACGGTGGAGCCAACTCCAACGGACTCTTTTTTGACGATTGAGTCCACGGTAGTTTCAGATACTCCAACCCCCACAGCAACACCAAGCGAGGGGATAATGGGGCCTGAACCTACAGTTACAACAACGGAAACACCGATGGCGATACCAGAAGTGATTGCGGCTACAGCCATTCTGCAATGTAGAGTGAACGAATCCGTATTCAGCTTTCAAGGAACCTTCGTGTGTTACCCAACGTGTGCACTCGGAACGGCACCAGTAGTTATTTCCATGGATGGAAACAAACGTATTGAATGTCAGTCTATTGATGCAACTGGATCAGGCCATCTGATCGTCACCAACACTGCTTTGGCTAGCAGAGTTTGGAGAGTGATCGGGCCTGTGTTCTTTGCTGTTTACAACCCTAGCTCTGCTATGGTAGTGTGGACGGCAGGGAAATGCAGAGCATCAGCCAGCATAGTCAAGAGCGCCTACAAGCGCCATGTCTACATGCTGGAAGATCGTGATCTTACCACAATAGAAGAGGTTCTCCTCTACGTTGTGGTGCTGACTGTGTCGCTCAAAGTGTTTGCTCTTACTTCCGTAACCGCGGTTTTGTATAGAGCTAAGAGAACTTTCCACTACACAAACACATACCTAACGAGGTTAGCCGCATTCATTGCGGGTGTAGTGACTAAGAAGAGAGTTTACATGTTGGCGTTGTTGGATGTACTTGTGCAAATCTTAGCCTTTACTTGCGTGTGTGAGTTTTCAGCTGGATGTATCCATCCTGAAACTTACATACCGTCTGTAGTCGGGTTACTTCTAACCACCGAAATGCTTACGGTTGCAGTTATGTTGTTAAACATTACTCCAGTCGAACAAGTAAGTTCGGGGGAGACTAGAGAACTTTTATCGGTTCCTTTGTCTCGCAATGTTATTAGGTTGATGCCAGAGAGCGTTAAATTTGCCCTGATCAAGTATATAACCCGTGTTTTAGACACCCAAACCGGCACCCAGTCCCTGAAAATTTTGTCAGATCTTTGTTTCAAAGAATTGACACATACTTTGGAAGGAGCAAAGGCTGCGGGTTCGGGGTTCGGAACCGGTTTATTTATTGATCCAGCGGCAGCTTTAGAGTTCGCCATGTCTGAGGCCTCTTATTACGAGACGCAACTGATGAACAACATCGAGGAAGAAGGACCCGGAGAATACGGACCACATGCAAAACAATTGGTCAAAGATTGGTACAAGGCATTGCTTTCTCACCCCCCTTTTAGAGGGGTGCACCTAGCCAAGTTGTCAAGGGAGCAACGTGTGCTTTTGTACATCGTTACTTCCAATGCTACTACCAACCCGATGGCGCAGATGACAGGCACTTCAGTTACAAAGAAAATTTCTGAGTGTCCAGTTCAATACACCTGCCGGGAAGGAGCTTTTGTGACAGATTCAAACCCCCCAGGGAAACCCGAAAAGGTAACCTCGAAGGGACCGTTGATCTTACACGAAGGCAAAGTCAGCAGGATGGTTGGCAAGGGTAAAGGTAAGAACACATCAAAGTCAAAGAATGCCAGCGCGGTAGCTAGTAAGAGAAGGACGAACTTCTCCAAGATATCCGCTAGCACTCCTGCTGTCTTGAAACAGGCAACCCAAGGAGTCTCTAACTCGGCTGAGTCCAGGTACAAAGACCAAGGGATTGGGGCTGTGAATGATGCTCTAGAACAATTGGAAAGAGCTGGTCTTGAAGACCTATCTATCCAAGAGAACATGAATAAGTTTGCGGACGCACAAGCCTGGCTTGGAGCCATATTAGCGGCTTCAGGGCATGACAAGGAAGATGTTATCAATAGATACATCGCTGGAGAAGATGACTATGATGAGGACTATTCAGAGGTCGATGGACGTTCTGAAGTTAGGTCGGATGTTGATACGGAATACGGGAGATCAGATGATACCAGGAGTCGGAAGACCGATGAAACTGATGATATCTTTGATGCCGAGGATGGACGAGGTGACAACCCTGAGCTTTCAGGGATGTCTTACGCCAAGTTCAGAGGAGAATCAGCAGTCACCACCTCAACAACCCCAATTATTACCAAGAAGAAAGCCAAGGTCCCCCAAAAAGCTATTAATGAGACCACCAAAGACGACAATGTAGCAAGAAAGTCGATGGAAGATGGGAAACTACAAATCCCAAAACAGCCGGAAGTAGAATGTACAGAAGTCGTAGTTGATGGTGAGTCCAAAACTCAGACTGGGAAGGGAATAGCCACTAGAACAAAGTCAGAAATCATTTCCGACTCAACTAGAGGTGAACTCACCAAAGAACCAGTATCCAAAGTAGCAACCGGAGACCCAGACCTATTCGAGGAATTCAAAACTCTCTCATTGAGAAATTTTGCCACTGGGGTGACCATTGTGTGTAGTAATCAAGAAGAATATCAGAACGAATTAATCAAGATTGCTGCCCAAATGGGTAAGGAGCGTGAACACAAGGCCAAACTTCTGGCTGTTGCTGTAAACCGGAGTCTCTCAGCGAAAGGACAAGATACTTTGTTCGACGAAGAGTCAGAGACTTCCGCGGCAAATAAAGAAGAACGATGCGACAAGACCGACAATCCACTTACGGATTCCAACAAGAGAACAAACAGACTTTCACAACGTGAACAAGAGTCGTTTGTCACTCAGTTGGAAGAGCTTAAGGAAATCGTCGGAGGACTGTTGCAGAAACGTGATTCTAGTCAACCGACCAAGAAGACTATTGTGAAAGAACCCGAGGTTAAAACGGTAACTCAGAAGAAGAAGAAGGATAAAGCTGCGAGCAAAGTCCCAACTCATCTAGTGGAGACACGAGCGAGAGCCGTTATCGGAGAAGCTGCAATAGGCACACCTGATATGAACCCACCACGTACAACAGGTTACTTGGTGTTTGGGCTGAACCTGAACGGCGAGAGGGTCGAACATCAGTGGGCACCACAAATGCTCTCTCAAGTTGGACAGAACGCCGAAGGCGGTGTAGTCGTACACGCAGGACTCTGTAAACACACTCCTGATAAAACTATCTGCAAAGAAAGTGAAATCAAGATTCAAGGTGTCAACAGAAGTTTTGAAATTACGATTCCAGCGGATGAATGGTGTTATGGAACTTTCCGGAGACGGGAAGAAGTCTGTTCACTGTCCATCCGATTCCCATGTCGAACGGATGCAAGCGTTGCAAACGCTACTAAGTTTGAAGTAGATTTGGAGAAGACTAAAGCTAGCATTGGCGCCCTTAGTGGCGCCATGAAGCCATCAGTCGGCATGAAAGTATGTTACCAAGGTATCGATACAGAAGGCCAACATGTCTGCACCATGGGTAAGGTGATCAGAATTGTCGATGAAGATAGTTTTGAACACAACGCCTCAATCAGTCAACCCGGAACTAGATCTGGAGCAGGCTTGTCCAATGGAAGGATAAGTCTCTACAAATCAACCACCAAGCGATGGCACTCCTACGGATGTCACGCAGGATATGTGAGGGCGAACGACACGAACCTAGCTATGCTGGGTGTCGCGACTTTGCCTTCTCTTTCTGCGGATTTTCGGTAGACCCTGCGTTCTTTAGGGATGGCGGCTACCTTACTCGTATCTGCACAGAGCTAGGACTCACGTCCCAAGCTAGTTGGTACAGAAGGTGTCGCAATGGCGCAGGAGGTATGTTCATCCCCCGAACTGGTAGGGACGTTGTCAAAGTACTTGGATTACGAGACAACATTCTTGAAAGTGGTGAGACCGTTCACCCCACGCACCGCATGGCCGTTGGCACATTAGAGCAAACCAAAGATGAGGCATCAAGGTTTACAGCCTTGAGTTCCCCCTTTGATACTGCTGAACTTATGCCGGACCTTGCGGACAGGGTGCGCGCCACCATGAAGGGATCCCATGCCATTGCTACCTTACCTTACTCCTGGGAGTATGTGTTAGGTGAGAAGCATGGGGACAAGTCGCCCGGTGAGCCCTGGATGCTCAGACACGGCGAGTACAAGGACGTTTTGGAAAACATTGAGTATGACAAACTCATTGAGATCTGCAAATTGTGTGAGAGTGAAATCCTCGAAGGCAATTTGTCAGCTCAAGAGTTTACATTCTTAGTGCATTCCAAGTTCGACGGTTACAGTTTGAGTAAATTCACATCAGGACGTTTTAGAACAGTCCAGGGGGCCGACATGATGACCTTTTTCATTTTGAAAAGGTGGTACGGACCCACTGTTGACAAACTCTATGAGTACCCTGATTGGATGAATGTCAAGTGGAACGTCAAGGATCTCCCACGCACCTTGTATGGTCACTCTCACAAACGTTTGACTGCTGGGTGGGATGTTAAAGCGATGGACAGAAATGTGAACTACGACGATACTGTCGATGTAGTCAACACTCTGGACTCATTGTCTTACCATCCCATCCCGGAGGCAATATCTGAGTTCGCTATTGAGTATAACTCTAGCGGACCATTAGTGTTTGCTGACGGTGAGATCATGCAAAGATGCGGAGGGAATCCGTCTGGAACTTACCTAACCACCATTTTAAATTGTATGACACATTTCAAGTGGATGGAGAGGCTCAAAGATGTAGTTTTCTCCCCCGATAATGAACTCCGGTTCTCTATTTGTGGGGATGACAACTTGCATAGTGTTGTTCCAGGGACTTACCTACGTGATGGTACACCCATTGAGGACTTTGAAAGAGTTAGGCAGCTCGTCACTGACGAATTGTGTGACTCTTTCGGTGCTGCTGTTGAGTATGAACCAGTACTAACACCAGCCGGTGTCCAACTATGGTCTCCGCCAGGGCTTTGTGCCCCTTTTCTCGACTACGTCCTACATGAGGAGCAAGGCTTCCAACTTTGTCTTCCCAAGGCGCCTTATAGGCGTTGCAGGAAGGCAATCAGTTTCTCTGAATCTGATGTTGAAGACCCAAGGATGACCCCAGAGGTTTTGCTTGGTGTCAAAGGAGCCATGGCACCTTTTTACGCCCTTAAGGCACTGCGGCCGACTGCGCCCAGCCCCTACCCCATGCAATTGCTGGATGAGTTGCTCTCCAAGGCAAAGAAAGATAACCCCGAGTCGACGGCGTGGAGTTCAGATTTTTCTAACTTCATTGCCCTAGATCGGTGTATCCCTTATATTGAAGAGTGACCCCCAGTGTTTTCCGGGATTTGACCAATCACTTTGTTTTTGTACATTTAATCTACAACTCAATCACGATTCACAAACGCCATGTCCGACACTGCTCTATTGCTGGAGCGAATTCGAAAACGCCTGGAAGGGAAGGAGCACAATCCCTCTTTGTACAAGTCCCACAAGCACTGGGTCAATTCCACCTTTCAGAAGGAGTTGTCCAGGGCCAAAGGAAAGAAGACGAAGAAAAATGTTCGATCAGGTGCCGCTGTGGCGCCACGATCTGGCTCCACCTCAGTGATTCCTGGTTTGGAGAGGACTTTGAAGTCCTTTCCATCCCCGGCACCCCACTATCGGAGCCTAATTCAGAACGAACACAACATGGAAGAATGGTTCGAGGCGCTACTGCTTGCACATATCTGCAACCCTCACGCCAAGTACCCTCTCCCGGGAATTCGAGCCCCCTTTGCCGCTTCAACAATTGATGTCTTCGGACAACACTTCCAACCAGAGATTGCTGAGATCGATAACCAACGTAACTTCAGGATTGGACGTTATGACTGTTTTGACGGGATTATTAACGTCAATCACACGCTTTTAACAACAACTGAAGAGATGTGGGTTTGGGTTGACCCTCTTGATATCAAATTTCCTTTACGGATTTGCGAATGGGAGGGTCTTGGAGCCGGGACAGACTCTTTATCCCCTGCGGATATTTTGATCTCCCCCGGGGTCCAAAGGACCGGGATCAGCCTTTTTGGTTATCCTTGGTCCTCCAACCCACACACGATAAGGTCATCGGACGCAGAGTATGTTTTGGCGTCACCCCAACCACATGGGATGACTTCATACGCCGTGGACCCCGACCACATGACTTACGTCGGTGGTGTCACATTGGACGCGGAAATCACCACGCAGACTGCGTTTACGCAGACAGCGATGATTGCCCGCTCCGACACACTGATGTCAGACAGGTTCCTTCCTGGTTTCGCCAGTGCGGCTGACCAGAGAAATGGGGATTACGGTGAGACTCAATCTTACAGACAGGCCTTGAATGGCGCTGCTCGCTTTTCTGGGACCAAGTGGGGACAAACCCGCCTTAACACTAACACTGCTACGGCCACGCCTGACTTCTATCAGTTTTCCATCAACAATGCCATCATTGGAGGTTACCCCTTTTTAAGGGTCAAACAAACTTTGGGTGCTGGTGGTGGACCTACTGGAGTCACTGTGTCCTTCAAGGTTGGTGCTTGGACTGGAGTTTCTCCTCTCAACCCAGAGGCTGCGGGCGCGCTTGCTAACGTGACTGTCCCCTTTGTTACACCGGAGTGGTTCCAGTATGCGAATGCTACTGGGGCAGTTACTCAAGAGAGTGCTCTAGCTCAGCTAGGTGCTATCTCGAGGAGTGTGTCCCATGTTGGAGTTAACCACACTGGTAAGACAGAGATTGGCAGGACATTTAAGGAAGCTGTGCAGAAAGCTGGACCAAAGGAAACAATTAAAGCGGTTATTGGCAAGGGATCACACCCCGCCACTAGCGGTTTTGTTTCTGCCTTGAAAACAGCCGGAAGGTCAGCAGCCATTTGGGCCGTTAAGAAAGCAGGTGAGTACGCCCTCGAGGCAATCCCGGCATTCTTAGTCTGAGCAACCAACAACATCCGAACCCTGCTTTAAAGAGTTAAATCAGTCTGCTGAACACTACGTCAATGATTTAAAGATAAAATTTCATTTCAAGCCCCTGCTTTAAAGAACAAATTTCTCTACCCATTGCTTTAAAGATCAAATCGTCAAATAAAACGGGTTTAACAACCCACCCAAAAATACAACCAACCTGTGTAGTTCGATTCTTCCATTGCTTCGAGCGCCCAGGGCGAACTCGTAGAGAGATCGGTCCTTCCAAGGAGTATAAGCCTTGTGAAGGGGGGTTAACCTACCCGCCTACGAGCTAGTTGGTGCAGTGGTAGTGCTTGAATATACTACCGATAAGTCAAGCACGGGCTGCCTTTTGGAGCATCTCAACTCCTTATGGTACCCTTTACGGAGGGCCACCTGCACTGTACCAATACATTTCCCGCCCGACACCACAAATGGTTGTAACCAAAAACATTGCGCTGTTCTGAAAACGCTGATACGTCAGCATAAAACAATA